ATTAGATTTCAAAATGTCAGCGGGCGTGCTGCTCAACTACTGTATGGCTCGTGCTGGCATCAACGAAGAATGGCTCAAACGAAGTTTCCGCAAGCAGTATGAACTGGACGCCATCGTCAGTGTGAAAGTGCTGCCAGATCGTCAGGGCTACTTGGTGACCACTGCCAACTACGAAATGAAAGTCACAGAGTATGGCAAGATCAATGCCATCAAACACACAGGCACAGCCCGAGACTGCAGAGTAAAAGAAAAGCAACGGCGTCGTGATGTGAAATCAGCACTCAAATCTGCTGCCAAGCAAACAGCCAATCGTGAGCGTGTGGCCAAGAAGTATCCACCCAAACCACCAAGGCCTAAAACAGGGGGCGGTGGTCCCAACTGGCGTGCAGCAGCAGGTCCCGCGGATCCGCAACAACCCACCACCACTGCCAGTGCCATCGTGGATCAGATCCAGTCCGAGGCCCGGGTGCCTAGGGTGTATGTGAAACGCAAGAAAGCCCTGGAGCCACACTAATAAATAACAAGTGGAACAAACTCAGATCTATCTCCGACAAAACTATCAATGGGTATTATGGGGGTGGGGCTGTCCTGAATGTTTGTATGCCACTTCAAGACGCACAGGGGTCACAAGACATCGCGAGCAAGAATGCTGGTATGTGCGACCCCGAAGACAAAAGGAATCTGAAACCGTGCCAATACAAGTTATAGAACGCAATGGACGCAGGATGTATCGCTGGGGCAGTTCAGGTAAAGAATATGCCACAAGACAACAAGCAGAACAGCAGGCCCGTGCTGCTTATGCCGCAGGATACCGTGAACCAATGAAACCACAACAGGAAAACAAATGAACCAGCCTTATGAAATACGCACTATGCCAGATGGCGAGCACTGGATCAGCCTAGAACGCTTGCGTGATACCATACGCGATCAGCGCATCAGCCAACGGCTCACTCCATTCCAAGAAGAAAGCCTTATGATGGCAGCAACCCTGGTAGATGCCTTGCTGTTGGAAGCAGGCGTGGAACGAACTGATCAAACCATTACCTTGATGACGCAATGAAGACCTTGATAGACCGAATGGGTGCAGCCACCCAAAAGAACATCAACCTAGACCGTATGGTGTGCGAACTCAGCAGATATATGACGGAGTGGGAAATAGATCAGTGTGTGGCTGTGCTCAACACCTTGGCCACCAGTGAGTTTGACATCAATCTCACTGTGGATGATGCTGCACTGCAATTAAAAATTATCCTGGGCGATGAACGCTACCAAGAGGTAAAACAGCAATGGAGCCTAAACAATCAACATCTCATCCCAGATGGGCGTGTGAAGTATTACCGAGCACAAGACAACACTTGGTGGGATGGCTTAGACGACTCAGACGATCCCAAGGATTATCAACGAGTCGTGCTGTAACACGCACAGGGATCCTGTTAGAGTATGAGCCACCTAGACACCATAAACCAATTGATTGAATTTGCACTAGACACAGAAGATTTTGATCTCTTGGACATTGCCGTAGATCTCTTATGGGACCACACACAATGACCACGGAAAAACATTCAGAAAAAACCAAAAAGAGCAGCCGCGGTGGAGCACGCCGAGGTGCAGGACGCAAACCAGGTAGCACCAACAAGGTAACTGCTGTGGCATTGTTGGAAGCCATAGAAAAACTAGACAAACCTTTTGAACAGGGCCTGGCAGAAGATTATATCCGTGCAAGATTGGGCGATGATCGCAATTTGGTGCAGAAGTATCAGGCAATGATAGTAAACAAATGCATAGCGGACAAAACAGAAGTAGATTTGACCACAGCAGGGCAAGCCATCATCCCCACCCTGGTGTTCCAACCAGCACGCTTGCCAGATTGGTCCAATGACCCCAAGGATTGAGTATAAACTCTACGGCCGTCAATATGAACTATTCACGGACTGGTGCAACACAGACAAAAACTGCATCAACATCGTTCACGCTGGTGCTGGCAAAACATTCCTAGCACAAAACTTCCTGCCCATAGCAGCCACACACCACCACCTTAACAAAGGCAAGGATGTGATCTATGTGGCACCCACGCACGAAATGATCAAGACCCTGATCTGGGAAGGCCTCAAGAACACCTGCAGGGACATCTACGGACTTGAAGATGGCGTGCATATCAACAACTCAGACAAGACCATACGCTTTCCCAACGGCATATTCATACGCTGTAAGTCAGCAGAGTCTCCCCTGCGCGGTATGAACGCAGGCATCATCATAGCAGACGAAGCCAGCCTATTCACACAAGACGCACTGCAGGAACTCACAGTGCGACTGCGCCCTAAAGTGGGCGAACCAGAAACAGTGGGCCGGCTCATAGTGATCTCTACTCCCGTGGGACGCGGACCACTCTATGACCTGTTCCAGGCAGCACAGGCCAATCCTGATCGTTGGATAGCCAGACACTATGGTTATCGTGAAATGCAGAGTGGCAATTTGGCATTCATTGAAGAACAGCGACAACTCTTAAGTCCATTGAAGTTTGCACAGGACTATGAATGTTCCTGGGAACAGGTGCAGGACCAGTTCTACTATACCTGGAACAAGAGCTACTGCGAAAACATCCAGGACAACGGCACTGATCTCTACAGTTTCCACGATTGGAACAAGCGTGTGATGTGTGCCATCATAGCCCGTGCAGACAGGATAGATCATCCACAGGGACGCATACACATAGTGAAAAGTTATGCGCTGAAAAATGCATCAACTGAGGACATAGCACGCAGGATCCGCGAAGATTTCCCACGCAGACGCATATTCAGCATCATAGATATGTCGGGCACACAGACCAATCGCGACACAACCTCACCATTTGGCGTCACAGATCGCACCATCATAGAGCGTTATGGCTTCCAAGTAATAAATACAAGACACAGTAATCCCCTGATTGCTGACACCGACAATTCAGCCAATGCGTTCATCGCACAAGGCCGACTGCGTGTGAATCCAGAGGATACGCTATTATTGGAAGCATTATCAACATATCACTATGAAGACGCCACACGCAAACGATTGGTCAAATATGATGATGCCAACTACGCACACATTGATGGCTTGGGTGATGCACTGAGATATGGAATACACCACCTCTTCCCGGTTCGCCACGCTATGCCAGAACATCAGAACTATGTCACAGACGATGCGAGATTCTACCGCCGCCCGGGCCGGGAATATCTACCCGAATCACCATTGTTTGACGGGGGACCAACCATTGAAGAAATCGTCTCAGGATCAGCAGATACCAATTCTCCTGACTATGTTACCTGGGAATAAGGAATAAAATGAAAATAAAAGAACTATTAAAGAAAAGCCCTGTGTATCTGGCCACATACAACACTATGATCCAACTGCAGATGGCTTACCTGGGTGGTGACACATTCAAGAAATTCACACGCCGCAAGCGTCCCAGCGAAGACGCTGCCATCTATGCTGACTGCATACAGCACACAGTGGCCTTGCCCTTGTGCCGTTACATAGTGGACACAGTGAATGATGTGGTGTTTGAGCCAGGCGTGCGCCGCAATATGAGATTTGCCACACCCGAAGGTCGTGAGATCCGTGCGGAACTCAGTGACTGGAGTGATCTGTTGCTGGTTGATGCCACCTTGGACAATCGCAGCCTTGACAACTTTATGGAAGATGTGGGTGACTTGAGCAGCATCTTTGGCTGGTGCTGGGTGTTCGTGGATATGCCACCTGCAGAAACAGGCAACCTTGGCAGACCCTATGTCACTGCCATATCACCCTTGATGGTTTGGAACTGGGAATGGGAATGTGTGCGTGGAGTCTACATTCCAGAAGAAGTCACTGTTTGCACACAGGAAGATGAAGAGTGCTACTATGTCACACGCTATTGTCTAGGTGAAGAAAACGAACCCACACGCTATGAGTGCTATGAGATAGAAAAGAAAGACAATATGGAGCAGGAGTTGGAGCCTTATCGCGTGGGCTACTATCCCCCAGGAATGGCCATTCCTGGCTTTATCGCCTATGGTCGCAGAGATCCCAGAACCAGAGACATTGGCATATCAGACATTGACTCCGCATCAGATGCTATGCGTGAACTATACAAACTGGAAACAGAAGCCTATCAAAGCTTGCAGTTTGCCAGGACCATTATCCGTGCGGATGCTGGTGTGCGTGTGCCTGCCCACGCAGGTGCCATCGTGCGAGCCTCTGAAGGCCAGATAGAAGCTATCAATGTAGACACACAGGATGTGAACAACATCATAGCCAAACAACAAGACATCCTGGAAGGACTGGAACAACTCACAGGTTTTTCAGGCTTACGCCAGAACCGCACACAAAGCCAATCCGGCATCAGCATAGTAGAAGAACGCAGGAGCCTGCATAGACTGGCCAAGGCCAAGGCACGCTTGATGGAGATCGCGGAAGAGCAGATCTTTACATTTGCCGCACGCTTTATGGATCAGCGCTGGGCTGGAGAAGTAGAATACAACACCGACTATGAAAAGCACGACACAAGATATAGACTGGCCTTGATGCGTGAAGCACAGGCCCTAGTGCCAGGCAATCCCATCATACAAGGCTTGGTTGCACAAGAGATCGTGGCAATGTTGGCACCTGAGCAGTCAGTGGCTGATTACCAAGAGGCTATGATGGCCACACAGGATCCCACATTCCAGGCCATTAACACACAGACGCAACAGGCAGTGAGCACCAGAGATACTGGCAGCCAATTGCCCACACCTGAAGAAGAACTATACGATGTGGAATCTGAACCAGAATATCCGCAAGACGAAACATTGGGACCAGGCACAGGCATACGCTATACTGGTCTCTCCTCATACAATCCAGTGGCTGACCAGCTAACCTTAGTTGGCACAGCGCAGGGTCGTTAACTCGGTGGCACCGACACAGCCAGAAAGCAAATAAATGAGTGAATTAGATCAATCCGTTGATAACGCACCAATCCAGACACGCCCCACTGACATAGGTGGCGACCCCGCTGGTGTGGAAGAGCCAAAGGTCAATCCTGGGCAAATCCGCAAAAGCACCACTGCAGGCATTCTCAAGGCTGCTGCTTCCGTAACAGGACAGGAGTTTGAATCTACAGAGGCCTTTATGGCTTATCTTGCTAGAGTCAGTGCCCAGCAACCACAAACGATGGCTCCGTCACAGCCCACACAGGAAACCCGTAACCGTGTGACCAATACTGACCTACACGAGCAATTCAATGCTCTCAGACAGGATCTCAGTCGCAAAGAACAGGCACTTCGCGAGAAGGAACTGGAAGGCGACATCCGCCAGTCAATGGGAGATCGTTTTGATAGTGATCTGCTGGACTATGCTATCTCCAAAGTCAAATCCAATATCCAATGGGAAGACGGAGCATATGGCATCGTTAATGCAAAAGGTCAGATTCGTTACAACGCATATGGTGATCCAGTGACTATCCAAGAACTGGTAGAGGAATTGGCAGAGGCTAACCCCAAACTGCTCAAACGCTCTAACATCACTGGTGGTTCAGGTATTCGCGGCAACCAAGGTTCCTTTGCAGGAGCCCCCGATGACGCCATTCCAGACTACACTCGTGACCCAGCGGCTTTCAATGCCTGGGCACAGCGTAATGGATTGGGTCGCGGTGTAGGACTCAAGGGAGTCTCGGCTGCCGTGTATAACTCAACCAGCAGTAAAAAAATTGTCTAACTTATAAGGAACTACGACAATGGCATATATTCTTCCCGCAACCGGCACTACTGGTGTCTCGGGTGAAGGCTACGGCTTTGAAAAAGCAATAGCCAATTTCGCGATCCGTGCTGTTCACGAAAGCCAAGGCCTGGTCAATATGACCACGGTGGTGGCACCCACACAAGGTAATCAGTTTGAGATTCCCCTGTTTGCACCTATCACCTACGGTGATTACACTCCCAACAACAACAGCACAGGTAACACTCTGCAGTTGGAGCAGAACCCAACTCTGGGCCAAAGCACCATCAGTGCTACGCCTGCTGTTGCTGCCACTGCTTTTGATATTTTTTATGGCTGGACCACAGCATTCAACCTGGCCGCTGCTCTTGGTAGCGAACTAGGTGATTCATTTGCTGAAAAGGTTGATCAGCGTGTGGCCGGTGCATTCACCGGCTTCAAAGCCACTGCCAACAACACCAACTACACCACGAGTTCAAACGGCGACGGTTTTGAGCGTCCCTCTGCACTGGGTGCAGTAACACTGTTGCGTGCCAACAGTGCCATCACCAACACAGCATTTGAAGCCAACACGGTTCTGGGTGCTATCCGCTTGGTCAAGCAGAACTTCAAAGTTGCACGCTTGCCTGGCAGCCCTGTGATTGTTATGGACACTGACACAACGATGAATCGTATGTTGGGCGAACTCACTGGCGGTGCTGTGGCAGAACCTGGTGTTACCACTGGTGGCACAAACCTGTCAATGCTGGGTAACGAACTGCTGCAAAGCGGTGAGATCCAGAATGTGTATGGTTGCCGCATTATGTTCAGCACATTCCTGTCCTACAGCAACGCTCGCGTAGCGGGTTCAACTGTGGCCAAGGTTGGTGCATACTTTACCGATCAGGCTATCTACACTGTGATGAAACAGGGTCTTGATATCAAGATGGGCGAGAAACCAGGTGGACTGCAGATGTGGCTGACAGGCGTTGGCTATTTCGGGTCTGGCGTCGCTGACCAGCGTCGTGGTGGTGCTATCAACATCGCGTTGGCCTAATCACAACCAGGAGATAACCCGTGTCAGTCCCATATCAACGCATCAGTGATGCAACAACAGCAGACATAGAGTTTTATGATCCTGCCGCCGAAAGGCGTGCGGCAACTCTGGGCATTTCGTGGGATGACTTCTTCCAAGTGGGCAGCCAAGAGATACTCTATATGTTGGAGTTTTCTTGGTGGCCCAAGTATGTAGAAAATGTTTGGGGTGCCACTTACTATCAAAGCAACAGCCAAGGTCAGATCATATCTGCATTTGATCCTGATCTATTGGTCAAATCAGATCAGACCTTGATTCGCTTGGATGTTTTCAAAGCAGTAGAACAGTTCTATGCCACACTAGTCACTGATGTCAGCAATGTCAATGATGTGGATCGTGAGAACTACAAGTATGCAAGGCAGCGTTATGTAGATGAATACGACAAAGCCGTGCAACTCAGTAACTTTTACGATCTCTATGAGGATGGAACTATTACTAAATTGGAAGAAAATTGGCAAGAAGATCCCAATTATTTCAATGGTGACAGGAGATATTTCTAATGGCTGCACCATTGGTCACACAGGCCCAGATAATTGCTGCATTACAGCAGCAATGGCGTGCAAGTTTGCCCAACACTACTATTGAAGTGTTCAGCGAATGGCCTGATCTCGCAACCAATGTGAGATATGGTGTGTATGTTGCTGATATGCACCAGGCCAGCAAGGAACCATATCAGTTGGCCGTGACCTCTAACTGTGGCATATATCAGGTTGTAGATCAGTTTGAGATCTTGTTCATCAGTTTCAGAGACGATGTAAATGCTGACACTATAATGAACACCATCAGTGATCTACCCAGTTATACTGCAACAGGCAGCACAACACCATTGTTTGATGGATATCACCAACGCACATACTCTCAAAACGAAGAATATGGCCCCAGGGCTGTAAGACACAGTTGGGAGTTCTCTATGGAACGATTAGAATTTCTATAAGAAAGGAAATACACGATGGCTCGCATTACAACCAATACCACAGGAACACAACCCTATGTGGTTCTCACCACGGCATTTGATGCCAATGGAGCACCTTTGTTTGGCTCCGGCACAGCTACCAGTGGTGCATTAGGTAATCTTGCTGTTATGTGCTTACAGGATGTGACTGTGACTAACTCCACTGGAGTTTATAGTTACACCAGTTTCTGTGACACAGACACACGCAAGGTATCTATCCCTGCTGACAACGAAATCAGTATGAACATCGTAATTGATGACACAGCCTGGTTTGGAAATGCCAACGCAACTGCTAATTCAGCAGCACAAGAAGGCATCCAGTCGCTCAGCAGTGACAAGACCTTGATTGGTTTCCGTATGTATTACAACAATTCAACGGGAACTGCTTCAGGTGCCAAGTATAAGCAAGGCCAAGGTTTCATTACCAGCCTGGCTGCTACTGTCAGCCCAGAAGCACCTGTATGGGTATCACCTGTCACTATCGCAGTGGACGGTGGTTATACCAACAGCAACAACTAAGCACTAAACCTAAAAGGGGACTTCGGTCCCCTTTTTTCTTAACCAATCACGAGGATCTAATGAGTGAAGCAGAAAAGGTATGGTTGCATACCACAGAAGAAAAACTACGCAGTCTCTTGGCGGACGAAGCCAAAGAACAGCAGATGTTGCTAAATATAGAATCAGTAGTAAAACAACTCAAAGCCAAGAACCAATTCCGTATTGCCTTGGTCAATCAATTAATAGAGGAATCAAACAAATGAAACTAAGCCAACTTGCAGCAAAACCACAGTTGATAGAAATCCTAATGGACGATGAAGCAACCGTCCGAGAGTATGGAGAAGCATTGACATTCCATACCTGGGATCGCCAGCCAATGGATGTATTTGTAAGACTGGCCAACACAGATCAAAACAACATTGGTAATATGCTTGACATCGTAAAGAATATGATCTTGGACGATGCAGGCCAACCAGTGCTGAAAGATGACGCTATGTTACCCACACCAGTGCTGATGCAGGCCATAGGTCGCATCACTGATCTATTGGGAAAGTAACAGGCGGCCGATTTGACATCAACAGCAGGGAACTAGGCAGTATGATAATGATAGATAGCATAGCAGAAAGATATGGAATGTTGCCCAGCGAAGTGTTGGCTCGTGCCACTACCTTGGATCTGCATATCGTTGATGCTGCCTTGAGTTATAGATCATACCAACAGCGTAAGGCACAAGGTGAGATAGCAGATGAATACACCACAGATGAACTTTCTAAGATGATGGAGTCATTCCGTGGCAATTAAATTCTCAGTCTCTGCCAATCTCAGCAACTTCCGTAAAAAGACACAGCGGATGCAGACCAGCCTACAACAGTTGCCCAAAGAAGCCGCCGACTACTTCCGTAGCATCACGCCCATAAGATCAGGCAATGCAAGACGAAGAACACAATTGAAAGGCCGAACCATTGATGCCAATTATCCATATGCCCAAAAGCTAGATGAAGGCTACAGTGATCAAGCACCACAGGGTATGACTGAACCCACTACCAAATGGATCCAGCGTAGATTGCGTGAGATAGAGCAAGGGAAATAATTGTGGCCGAAACTATAAAAATAACAGCAGACACATCGCAGGCACAACGCAGCATCAATCAACTGCAAAACAATGTGGATCGCTTGCAAAAAAGCCTAGGCGGACTTAAAACAGCCTTGGCTGGTGTGGCAGTGGGTGCGTTTGTGATGAATGCAGTGCGTATGGCTGATGCCATACAAGACATCAGCAGTGCCACAGGCATAGCCATTGAAAATGTGCTGGGATTCAGCCGTGCTGTTACACTGTCAGGTGGTTCAGCAGAACAAGCCAACAATGCCATACTAAAACTCACACAAAGCGTGGGTGATGCAGCTGCTGGCAGCAGCCAACTGCAGAACAGTTTTGGGCGTGTTGGTGTTAGCCTACAGGATCTGGCCACACTCAGCGAACAGGATATCCTGGCCAAGACCATTGCAGGTCTTAACAACATCACCGACAGCAGTCAGCGTGCATCCATACAAGCAGACATCTTTGGCAAGACTCTGCGTGGTGTTAGCCTTACAGAAGTAGCTCAGAAGTATTCAGCAGCCACTGAAAACAGCAGGCAGTATGCAGAATCCGTGCGCAAGGCAGCAGAACTACAGGACAAATTGGACCAAGCCCTGCTGCGTGTGCAGGTTACCATACTCAAACTCATAGAACCATTTGCCAACTTTATTAATCAACTGCGTCCAGATCAGCTGGAGCGACTGATAGATGGCTTTGTTAAAATGGCAGCGGCTTTGGCAGCATTGGCAGCCAGTGCAAGGGTATTTGGTATCATAGCAGCAGGCATTGGTGGCTTGGTAGGTGTATGGTTTAGTCTCAAAAGTGTGGTAAGTGCCACAGGCAAGACCATTCAAATACAAGGCGGCAATTTTGCCAAACATTGGGGCGCTGCACAAGGCATCATAGGCAAACTGGCATCTGCGTTTGTGAGCCTTGGCTATTGGGTAAAGGCATTTTTCAAATTTATCGTGCCAAGATTAGCAGCTATGATACCAGGCGTAGGTGGCGTGATAGCAGTGGTGTATGCATTGAATGAAGCCTTTGCTGCCTTGACCGGAGTTGATATATTCAAAAATATAGGCGACGCCATTGGCACAGCATATCAAAAGTTAAAAGAGTTCTTTGGCTTTGCTCGTGGGCAGAGTGGCAAGCCATTGTATCTTAGCCAAGAAGAAGTTGATAACGAAAACAAACGACTGTTGGCACGCAGCCGAGCCCTAGAACAAGAAAAACAGATAAGAGAAGTCACAAACAAAATACGCGATGAAGTGTTGGCAGGCAATGCCAAGATTATAGACAGTTATCGCCAACAGGTGCAGGAACGCAATCGGCAACTGCAACAAGAATTGGAATTGATTGGCCTTAGTGAAGAACAGCGTGAACAAACACAGCGTTTGGCCGAAGCCGAAACAGCTTATCTACAACAGATAACCAGCATACAGGCCCGATACAATGAACTGAAAGAAGCTGCCAACGCAGGCGATGCAGATGCCAAACGCCGATTTGAGGAGTTTGCCAAAACCCAACCTGCTGTGCTGCAACAGATCACAGATGAATATGCACGGCAGCGTGAAGCAGTGCTACAATTGAATGGCGCCATAGCACAGGCCACGGCCGCAGAAAAACTGAGATTGTATCAACAGCAACAACAGATTGACCTAAGCAAACAGCTACGCCAGTTGGATGGCGAATATGCCAAGATGGGCCTGGGCGAACTACAGCGTGCCTACTATGATGTGGCAGAAGCTGCCAATGAAAGCGCCCGTGCTGCCATACAAGCCGAACAAGCACGCCGTGGTGCGGCACTCACAGCCACAGAAGAACAAGCCTATTACGACACAGCCAAACGCGGTCTTGACGAAGTGTATGCCAAGATGCAGCGCAACTATGAAGCCAGCAGAAGCTTCCAAACAGGTTGGTCAGAAGCCTATCGCCAGTTCGCAGATGATGCTACCAATGCTGCCAATGCCGCACGCCAAATGTTTGGCACTATGACCAGGGGCATAGAAGATGCCATAGTGGGATTGGTGACCAAAGGCAAGTTCAACTTCCGTGACTTGGCCAACAGCATTATCCAGGACCTGATCCGCATCCAGGTGCGCAAGGCCTTGGTAGGTGCATTCAATATGGGCGGAGGCGGTGGAGGCGGTGGCGGAGATTTCCTCAGCACAGCCATCAGTTTTGGCAGCCGACTCCTGGGCTTTGCGGAAGGTGGATCACCACCCGTGGGACGCGCCAGCATCGTGGGTGAGAATGGTCCAGAACTGTTTGTGCCACGACAGCCAGGCACCATAGTGCCCAACAGCCAGATGGGTATGCAACAACCAGTGGTCAACAACTACTACTACAACAACAACATAACAGCAATGGATGCCAAGTCCGTGGCACAGGTGTTTGCGGAGAACCGCACAGCCCTGTTTGGCCAAGTTGAGATGGCACGCCGTGAAATGCCCGTAAGGACCAGATAATGTCATTCCAAACTATCATCAATTCAGCAGACAGCATTGAGTGGGATCGCAAGCGTGTGATAGGCATACAATACACACGCAGTGAGATCGCTAGATTCACAGAAATACCCACACGCAATCCTTGGCAGTTGACCGTGACTGTGCCTGCTTACTTGCCCTATGACCAAGCACGCAGCCTGTTGGAGGACATAGATCGTTTGGATAGAGATTTATCCAATGTAATCAGTTTTGGCACCAATCCCAAACTGCGTTGGTTGTTGAAGTATCAAGGTGCCTTGATCACAAGCCAGATCTCTGCCTTGAGAGTGGGCAGTTTTGTGGGCCAAGAACTGTATCTCAATTCAGTGCCACCCATACAAGCAGGCCAATTCTATTTCAAGAATGGCGACTTCATACAGATACAAGGTTATCCAAATCCTTTCACCGTGCGTGGTTACATTGATACACAAGGTGCAGAACAAACAGGTGATGTGCCGGCATCAGCACTGCGTAACGGCAGCCAACTGATCCTTATTATGCATCGCAACAATTTCATCACACAGGCCTTTGGCAGCACCACAGGCATCGTGGTAGGCACAGATGTGCAATTTAGAATGTATTGTGTGAACAGTCCCACATACAAGATCAAGGTAGGTGCCACACGCACCAACAATGGCAGCATAGTAAACAACGCCTTGATTGAGTGGAGTGACAGTTTCCAATTCTATGAAGATGTGAGCCAGAACTAATGGAAAATATACCCGCCGTCCAGAACACCAATCTTGTTAGGACTGCAGAGTTTCTCAGCATCACTTTCAAAGAATCTGATGGCTCTATTGAAACCATTGGTATGAGCAGTGCCTATGAAGATGAAGTTATCAACGGGCAACTGTTTGAAGCCATTGGTCCATTCCTGGCATTGGAAAGCACACAGCGTGATCTGCGTGCCACCAGTTTCAATGTTAGCTTTAGTCTGTCAGGCATTGATCCACAAAGCATCTATGTGAGCCTAAGCAATGATCTGCGTGGTGCCGAAGTCAAGATCTACCGTGGCTTCTACAATGAAGATGGCACCCTAAACAGGACCACAAGTCCACCCAGCCTGCGTTTCACAGGCATAGTTACCAGTTACAACATAGAAGAAGTCAGAGAAGACAAGAATGATACATTCACTGTGGCATTCAACTGCAGCTCCATCAAAGAAACATTGGAGAACCAAGTGGTAGGTCGCAGGACCAATGACACCAGTTGGCGCAATGTGAATCCCTTGGACAGTTCAATGCGCAATGTGTCAGCATTGGAAAGCACAAACTTTGACTTTGGCAAAGGATATCAGAGTTAATGGGTCTTAAGAAATTCTTCAAAAGTGTAGTATCTGGCGCCAAGAAACTGATCAAGGCAGCAGTGCCCATCGCCTTGGCCTACTTTACGGGTGGTATGAGCCTGGCCATTACCACAGGACTCAGCGTATTACTCAGCAAGACACCCAAAGACCCTGGTGGCGGAGGTGGAGGCGGAGGATCTGCAGATGCTCTGGGCACTCGTGTGCAGTTGCCGCCAGCCACACAAAACAAACTGCCTGTGAGTTATGGCACTGCCTGGGTGGCAGGTGTGATCACAGATGCCAAAATCAGCACAGACAATCAAACTATGTGGTATTGCTTGACGCTGAGTGAGACCACATCAGGCACACATTCATTTGATCGCTCAAATATCTATTTTGGTGATAAGAAACTCGCATTTGATGGCACTGATCAGACCCGGGTGGTGAGTTGGACCAACTCAGCAGGGCAAACTGTGACCAGTGTAAATGGCAAGATGTTTGTTTATCTCTACAACAATGGCTCAGGCAGTCCCACTGCCGGCACATCAGGCACAGCCATAGACATTATGAGCAACAGTGCCATCGCTGAAGCCAATCGTTGGAATGGACCCAACTACACAGCAGGTGGCGCCACAGCCGCGATGACCAACACTGTGTTTGCCATTGTGAAAATCACCTATGATCCCAATGTGCCATTGACCAATATGGAACCAATGAAGTTCCTGTTGACCAATACCCTAATCAAGCCAGGTGAAGTGATCAACGATTATCTACAGAATGCACGATATGGTGTGGGTCTAACTGCCAGTGAAGTCAATACTGCCAGTCTCACAGAACTGGATGCCTACAGCGATGAACTGATCACATACACGCCAGCAGGTGGCGGTGCCGCACAGACCAAGACAAGATACAGAATAAATGGTGTTTTGGACACCAATAAAAATGTGATGACAAACCTGCTAGATCTCACTGATTGTGCGGATAGTTGGCTACAATGGAACGAAATAACGGGTCAATGGGGGGTGATTATAAACCGTGCAGTTAATTTAACCACTGCACCGGTTGTGACCAGCGATCAAATCATAGGTGGTGTGTCAATCAACCCATTGGATCTCAACAGTTGTCCCAACAGCATTGAAGCTGCCTACTTTGACATCAACATCAGAGACCAGGCCAACTACTACTACGAAGCACTCACACAAGCGCAACGACATCTCAATGAACCAGACAACAAACTCAGCATCAGTTTCCAATACATCAATGACTATGTGCGTGCGCAATACATCAGCCGACGCAGGATCAAACAAGGTCGTGAAGACTTGGCCATACAATTCACTATGGACTATTCAGGCATCCAACTCACTGCAGGAGATGTGATAGGTGTCAATCACGAGACCTATGGCTGGGGACCAACTGCGCAAAATCCCACCCAGTCACCCAAATACTTCCGCATCAGCCAGCTCAATGAAAAACTAGATGCTGAAGCAGGTCTCTCTGTGGCCATCACTGCGTTTGAATACAACGAAGAAATATATGACAATGGTGCCTTGGCAGACTTTGTGCCACTCAGCAACAGTGGTGTGAGTGATCCCAGCGTAATTGGTGCTCCTGGACAGATAACATTTACCAATGCCATCACCACCAGCGCCATTCCATTCTTCTTGGTCAACACAGCAGCACCCACGGTCACTGCCAATGTGGGCGGCTTCACCACAGGAATGGAGTTTTGGTATGCCAATACTGCCAATGCTAATATCTCTAGCAGTAGTTTTACACTTTATAATGTCCAGACCCCTAACCAAGGTCCTTATTTCACACCCGGCGGTGCAGTAAGCCAACCAGTCACAGGCCTGCCACAAGGCACCTACACCTGGTATAGTCGTGCTGTGAATCAAAGTGCCAAGAGCAGTTTCTCATCGCCTGCTACCTATACCTGGAACCCCAACCCCACTGGCACTGTTACAGGACAGAATTTCCAGGCAGCGTTCACACCACCATTCCAGGTCATACAGCGCAATGCCAATCTAGTGCCGCAGTTGGCCAGCCTAGGCAATATTGAATTGTATGGCCTGTCAGGTGCAGCACAGATCAATTTCGTAGATGCACAAACAGATTCAGCAGGATCATTCGTGGCCAATACCTGGCGTGTGGGTGGATCATCTACCACTGGCTACGCAGACATCACCAAGAACAACATAACCATAGCCAACTGCACAGACGGCGGCACATTTGCCACATTCCCTGCTCCAACTGCTGTGGGCAGCCAACCCATCAGTTTGTTGGTGCCTGTGCGATACAAGGACGGTGCCAATGTTATCTATCAAAGTCCACCAGCACGCATAGACTACTATTTCAGTGACGCAGGTGCCAATGGTGTGGCAGGCAGTTCAGGTGTGACCATCAGCAGTCCCAGGATCTACTTCCTGGCACCAGACACAGCCAATGTAGGCAATATCTCGGTATCAGGCGGCAGTTGGTCAGTGGGCACGCAACAGTTTACCTCTAACCCCACTGTGTTGGTCAATGGTTCAAATACCACATTCAGCACCAGTGCTGTGAGTGTGGCGCAGGGCACCTTGCGCTATGTGGCCACTGCCAACACCTATGTCAGCAACAATATCCTGGATGTCTACAACATTGGCAACAACTGGCAAACACCACAGATAGATGGCGGCTTTGGCCCACGGGGACAAGATGGAACCAATCCCTATGACTTTACACTTAATGTTGCATCAGCAGCATTTTATCTAGATGGCAGCGTTTACAGTCCTGGCAGTTTGCCTGTGTCAGCTACATTCAGCAATTGGACCATAGGTGGAGACTATCGTTGGCAGATCACAGCAGGTCTAGCAGATCTCAATGGCACAACATTTGGCGCAGTGCCACAAAACGGAACCATTCCGGGTGTGACAGTGGTGCCTAGAACGGGCAGCGTGAATGCCATAGTGCTGTTGCTGACCACAGATGCAGGATTTAGCAAATCATTGACCATACCCATAGTGGCACGCGGACAGCAAGGCCCTGCAGGTGGGGCAGGATTACCTGGACCATCGGGCACACGCGGTCTCATACCAATGCTGTATGTGCCAATGACCATAGATCCAACCACAGCCACTGACACGCAGAAAACCACTGCTTGGTTGGCAGCCAGTGGCAATCTCAACCCCATTGACTTTGATGGTGCCACATTCTATGGTCCCAACAACAGCAATGCCATACAAAGATACAATTCAGTAACCACACCACGCTGGCAAACTGTGACAGGACTCACAGTGCCCGGTGATATCATAGCATCAGGAACCATACAAGCAGCCAAACTTGTGACCAACAGTGTGCTGACCAATGGTGTGCGTAGCACCAATGCCACAGTGGGCGACAACAATTCTGTAGGTTTTTGGTTGGACAGCACCAATGGTGATGCAAGATTTGCAGGCAGTGTGAGCATTGGCGAGAACTTGACTGTGGGACAGTTGATATCAGCCAGCACACTCAATGCCAATGTTGTGACCAGCACCAACATCAAAGACCTTGCAGTAAGTCGCATCTTGGTAGGCACTACCAGTGGTAGCATCCAAGTGCCAGCATTTACTACCAGCACAGGCAATTGGCCCAACAACACCAGATACATCGTGCCACTGTCGGGTGCCAGCCAGCAATTGATACCAAGAGCAGCCCCCAGCACTGGAGCACGCATTGAACTAGACTTCTCTGTGCAGATCTACAGCACCAATGACACATACAATCTAGTGGAACTGTGGGTAGATCGCGCCGACAACTTTTACAGTCAAAACATCCGAACATTTACCGCACCTTATTTTGGACGCACTGATAATCTATTGTGGGCTGCTGGTGCCAATGGTGTTTATGTAGTCAGCACCAATGGCGGGCAAAGTTGGGCGCAGGTTAATGCACAGACCACTCTAGATGAGGTGCGTTTTATATTCAATGAAGCTGTGGCTGCATTTCTTGGCAGCACACGCTTTACTATCTCGGGTGCTACCACACTCGGAGAGATTATTACAGCACAATATTACACGCCTGCTCCGCCACAGAACTATAACAACACAGGATTAAGCCAGATCTACCAAGGCACATTGACCTACAATGGTGGTGTGCAAGTGGTGAACAGCACAAACATACCCTATAGCACACAATGGGTCACTGCAGATACAGGTATCATCCGTCGTGGTCAAGGCACTTATTTTGTAACAGAAACCACCGGCACCAATAATGATCTCAAAGCAGTGGCCGCCAACACTCCAACACAGAATACCAACTATAGATTGGTAGCAGTGGGTAGTCTTAGCACCATTATTAGCAGTGACAGGTCAGGACAAGGCACAGCCACAGCTGTATGGACTGCTAGATCCAGTCCCACAGTAAGCAATTTTGCAGGTGTAGCATTTGGTAATGGCGTATGGGTAGCAGTTGGTTCATCAGGAGTGATTGTGACCAGTTCAGATGGTGCCAGTTGGACACAACGAACCAGCAACATATTTGACAACATCAATGCAGTGGCTTATGGCAACGGTAGATGGATAGCAGTGGGCGACAATCTACAGATATTGACCAGCACGGATAATGGGGTGACCTGGACCAGCGTAAGTGCTCCGGCTATAACAGGCAGCAGAAATTTGTATGC